GAGAATCTCAGACTCACACAGCTTTTTGTCATGGTCTTGTATCTGGAGCCTATGTTCTGATACCCTACCACGCAATGAACCTACCTGTGAAGTCTGAGTGTCATGCTACAATTAGTTTTTATAAAACTAGTGTTTTGTATGACCATATTTTTGCTGATGTCGTTTATGTTAATCCTGAAAGTGATTTAGCTATTCTAGTTTTGCCTAGTACAGCTCCAATACTATTTCCCAAGATTAAATTTGACGTATTGAGCAATAATCCTCACTTGTATTTGATTACACCTGAGAAGCAATATCACCTTTCTAGTCAACTTCGATCCATCGATTTTTCTGCTGGATACAAAGCCGTCTCTGGATATGAAGGTAAAATATTGACCACTGACATTGGCTATGACGTAAACGATGATGGCCTTTGTGGTGCTTCACTCGTAACTGCTGATGGTATGTATCTTGGAATGCACATAGCCGGAAACGGTGAACAGGGCATTTCCCGAATATACAATAAGCGTGTCATCAATGACATTAAGTACATTACTTCCGTTAATCCTAAAAATGTGGTTATTCCATATTCTTACCAAGAACCTACTGATGTACAATCAAAGATACCTTTAAACATTTCCAATCATGTCAACGTACCTAGTCAAACTCATTTGGCTCCGTCACTAGTTCATGGTATCTTTCCAGTAACTCGACTCCCAGCAGATCTTTCTGCATTTGGAAAAGATACTGTAAAACAAATGTCTAAGAAATCTCACGAACCCATTAAGTCTGTTGATATAGAAGCACTTAAGTTTGCACAAACTTATGTTTCTTGTCTACTACCTACTTATGAACCATTGTCAGATTACGATACTATTAAGGGAACTCCATCCATTACACCTATGGATCCCACTACTAGTACCGGATTTGGCTTTCCAGGCTCCCGATCTAATTACATAGATTTTGAATCTGGAAAACTCCTCCCTGACTTCGCTCTTCGAGTTAAAAACTTGAAGAAACGACTTGAGGGAGAGTATGATTTTGCTGACTACCACACAGAAACGTTGAAAGACGAACTGCGTGATCTTCACAAAGTTGAAAAACCTCGATGCTTTAAAGTCACTCCATTGGATCTCCTATTTGTTGAAAAACAACTTTTAGGCAATATGATGGATAAACTTCATAAGAATCGCTTGTCAAATGGCATTATGGTTGGAATTAACCCATTCTCTAAGGAGTGGGAAGTTCTACTTCGTCGTTTGACCTCTCGAGGAGACAATGTTTTCGATGGAGATTTTGGTAAATGGGATGGACATATGCTCTCTCAATTTCAGCAAGTGCTGAATAAAGAGCTTGTCTCCCGATTTACTGGATCCTCTCAAGATCAACTTGTCTTGTCCCAATTGTTGATGACTATGGTTTATACACCAACAATTACTCTCAATGAAACCTACTTGACTAATCACTCTCTTCCAACAGGTCGAGGTGTTACTGCCGACTACAATTCCCTTATAAATAAAATGTACGGCGCTTATGTGTATTACATTCTTTATAAGGAGCAATTCGGAAAAGCACCAACCATATCTACATATGTTAAAAACGTCTATGACGCTGTATATGGAGATGATAAATTGGTTGGTGTTGAAACCGAAACATCCAAATGGTTTAATGGTAAATCATTTGAGAGAATATGCAATATTATGGGTTTTGAATTTACTCCTGCTTCAAAAGGAGCATGGACTTATTTGACTCGATCTATATATGATTGCACTTTTCTTAAGCGTTCATTTCGAATACACCAAACACTGGGTATTGT